TCTGCTTATGATGAAGTTCTTAAATGTTATGAACTTGAGGAATTACAGGAGATTGTTAATCACGGGTGTCAATCTGGTGTGTGCAGCCAACACATATATTATGGTGATACCATCAAGTTCTTTGACACTTATGAGGAAGAAATCGTTGACTATCTTGATACCAACTTTGGTCAAGATTGTTTAGTAGAACTATTTAAGTCTGCTAATTGCAGTTTAGATATGTATAAGAACAGCGTAACTTGGGCATACATAGAGTTAATAGCATCAGAAGTTGTTGATACAGATAATGAAATACTATCTGAATTTGACGGCGTAAATGATGCTAAGTCTATGAATGATCGACGTTATGCTATGTTATGACTACTTTAATTGCAATTATTTGTATTAGTATTCTACTTTACATCTTCCTTAAAAACGTTATTAACTACCCATGAAATTCTACTCAATGAATAACACCAAAGCTGAATTATTAGCTGAGGTAAAGAGACTTCACAATAACCAAGAAGTAACAGGCTTTGAGTTAATTAAGAAAGGAAGTATTCAAATTTATCAACAGATTAAGTATGAACTTCCATTATTAATTAAGGATATCAAGTCTGCTGGTTCTTATTGTCGTAAACTATTACGATTCTGATTCTCTCTCAAAGCCCTATATTTAGGGTTTTCTGAGAGATTCTTTCTCTCTATTATTCTCTATTATTTTTCATTATGTCACATCCTAATCAACCCGAGTATTATACTATTAATGCTGTATGTCCACATGATGGAAGTACAACATCTCTTGGTATATTTGAAGACATGGATGCAGTGAGTTATAGACTTAAGCGTATGTATACATCATGTGGTGATGAATATCGCATTGAATGTCATCACTTAAGCACAGCAGAATATGAAGCTGAATGTTACAATGAGCAGCAAGTAAGTAGAGTTAAATATCAGAAAGAGAATGAAATCAAAGAGAAACTATATAAAGAACATCAGGAGAATGTAAAGAATGACTGATACATATAAAACATATGAATTTACTATTAAAATTAAAACAAATAGAAAAGTAAAAGAGGAACTTTGGCGGCTATATCAAAGATTAAAAGATGTAGCAAAAATTCTATCAATTGAGTATGAATTAATAGATGAAAGACCAACTACTATTGAACATCATGGAGGAAATAATGATAGTACCTAATTATCAACATCATTCTAAAAAAGAACCAAAACGTACACTTAAACCCCAAGCAATTAGAGCCGCTAAAATGAGAACTAAGGCGTTGAAAAAGCGTCTTTTTTCTTAACCTTTTCACAATAACGCTCATTGATAGGGACTCACCCATTCTTTTATTATTCTAATTACTATGAAGAAGTATCTTATTGAAATGGCCAACGAGCCAGAACTTTTTATTACTGCAACAGATGATGAAGAAGCAGCGTGGGAAGCTAAATCAATAGCTAGACTATTTAATGATTACCTTGTAAACGTTACACCAATTTATGATGCCTAAGAAACCTTACTTACCAAACAATTGGAGAGCTTTAAAAGAAACACCTGATGAATATTTTCGGGATCCAGCTTCTAATAAAACTTTTACTTTTGAAGAATTCATGGATTGGAAAATTGCAGGATGGGAGATACCTTCTTCTGTTCATGGAATCATTAGAGAACGTAATTTAACTACTGGTAAAGTATCTGAACAATACTACAAAAGAGCAAGCTCAATAAATGAAAGATTAAAACAAGGATTACAAAAAGGAGAGAGCGAATTTGTGGTATGTTTAGACGATGCAATTGTAAAACTTATTCCTGAAGATTATGAAGACTACAAAGCCCACTATGAGGAAGTCAACGAGTAGAACATTAGATGATGTCTACAATTATGAGAAACAAGCATTGGATCTACTGAAGAAAGATCATCCTCATTATGCAGAGGTAAAAGAACTATTAATTGACCAAATTAATGATGAGATCCATGAAATCACCCATACCAAGGGAACTGATTGATGAACAATTAGAACTTGAAAGGTCACAAGTAAGTCAAGGACTTAAGAGACTTGCTGACAATAGTATTAAATTAGAAAATCAAAGTTATGCTTCAGCTACAGTATATGGTATAGCCTCTATTGATTCTTTACTACCATTATTGGTTAAAAAGATAGAAGATACAAACAAACGTATACATGAAGGACATACAGGCATAGCTTTTAAAGATATACATACGCATCTATCTACTTTAGAACCATTAGCAGCCGCTGCAATCGCCTGTAAGGTTACCTTTGATAAGGTCTTTAGCTTTAAGGAGGGTAGTAACTTTGCGGTCAATGTATGCGATTCTATAGGCCATGCAATAGAAGATGAATGTCAAATGAGACATTGGGAAGAAAATGCACCTGGCTTATTAGAAACATTAAAGAAAAACTATTGGCATAAATCAATAGGGACTCACCAAAAAATAGTGGTGATACGTACTTTAATGAATCGTTATGAGGTTAAACCATGGACTGCATGGGGTAGATCTATTCGTGTTAAATTAGGAGGCTGGTTATTAGATTGTATTATGGAATCTAGTGGTTGGTTTACCCATGAAAAGATTAGAGAAGGACGTAAAACTACCACTTATGTACTACCAACACCTGAATTCTTAGATATTAAGGACGAGGTAATGAGTACTGCTGAACTCTTTGCACCTTTAGCTTGGCCAATGCTAGTGCCACCAAGGGATTGGACGAATGAGGAACAAGGTGGTTATATGCTTAATCAAGTTATGCATGGACATGATTTGGTTAGACGAGGCGACCGCCACCGTATACAGGGAGAAAAGCCAATCGCCTTCTTAAATAAAATACAGAAGGTTGGTTATAAATTAAATCCCTTTATAATAGATACTGCGAAATTTCTACAAAGAAAAGGAGTTAGTGTAGGTAAATTCCTACCTGTTATTCATTACGATCTACCACCTAAGCCAGTGGATATAGCAGAGAATGCTGATTCCAGGAAGGCTTATAGGAGAAGAGTAGCTGAGACTTTGAATAAACAAGCTCAAGAAACTAGAAGATCATGTAGAACTCGCATGACAATGGAAGCAGTAGAGAGGTTTAAAGATCGTGAGAGGTTTTATATACCTTGGTCTTTTGATTACCGAGGTAGGGCTTATCCTATACCCGCGTTTCTCACACCACAAGATACTGATTTCGGGAAGTCATTATTGGTCTTCGCTGATTCAGCACCTGTTACACATGATGCATGTAAGTGGTTAGCTTTTCAAGTTGCTACTACATATGGTCTGGATAAAGAAACTTGGGATGTAAGACAAAGTTGGGTTAAGAATAACCTTTGCTTAATTACTAGAGTAGCTAGGTTTCCTATAGAATCATTACCAGAATGGGAAGTGGCAGAAGAACCTTGGCAATTTTTAGCAGCATGTGAGGAGTATTATTCATGTGTCATACATGATCATCGTACTACTACACGTTTATGCGTGGCCACCGATGCCACCTGCTCAGGATTACAAATACTCGCAGGCTTGGCTCGCGATAAGTCCACGGCTAAATTGGTAAATGTTTTACCTTCTGATAAACCACAAGATGCATATAAGGTTGTAGCTGAACATGCTAAACCTAATATTCCTGAATCATTACATAATGTTTGGGATAGGAAATGTGTCAAAAGAACAGTTATGACAATACCATATAATGCTAAACCCTTTAGTAATAGATCATATATTAAGGACGCATTACATGAATATGGTATTGATATAGATAAAGATGATCTCACAATAACGGTTGCTGCTGTAAGAAAAGCCATGACTAATGTTGTGCCTGGACCGATGGCAGTAATGAAATGGATAGAAGACGAGGTCTCGAAAGCTATTAAACGAGGTGCTACTAAATTAGAATGGACAACTCCATCTGGTTTTGTTGTAGTTCAACGTTTAATGAAGAAGAAAGTAGAAACAATAGAACTTAAATTACTAGGTCGTTGTCGTTTAACTGTAGCTACTGAAGAAGGTAAACAGATTGATAAGAGTAGGCACAAGGCTGCAACAGCTCCCAATCTTATACATTCACTAGATGCTACATTATTACATTTAAGTGTTGAACGCTTTAACGCACCTATAGCATTAATTCATGACAGTGTGTTAAGTCGTGCCACAGATATGAATCTCTTGTCTACAATAGTAAGAGAAACGTACATGCACTTATTCGCTGAACGTGATTACCTAACCGACTTTGCTAAACAAATTGAAGCAGAGTCTAGACCACCGATCATAGGAGACCTTGAACCGGAATCCGTGATTGACTCCACTTATTTTTTCTGTTAAATGCACCATTACTCATTATTCGATAGCTTTTTCAATCCGCCTACAATAGTAGTTGTCTCAGAAGAGAGACTTAAGGAGGCAGAGAAAAAGCAAAAGCAAAAACAATTAGATGCACTTGATGAGCGTATTAAACAACTCACTGAGTACAGAGATGAATTAAATAAAGAACTAGAACCACAATCCTTAGAGGAGGCATTAACTGGTGCCTAGAACTATACACAAAACTGACAAACCTGTTACACTTGAGGGATTCCAGGCAATACTAGCACCTAGTAAATTTGGTTATTCTCTCTCGGCTGTTGTTAATGAAGATATCATTGATACTTTAGAAACTGAAAGAACTGAAGTCCTTAAGTGGGCTGAGTCAAAATTAAAAAATCCTAAAAGATCCACGTTAAAGCCCGAGCCATGGGAAGAATTAGCAAAGGGTCAATATAAAATTAAGTTCTCATGGAATGAGGACAACCGTCCGCCTGTTGTCGATACAGAAGGTACGCAAGTTACAGATGCAAAAACACCGCTATATGCAGGATCTACGGTTAAACTTGGTTTCTATCAAAAACCTTATATCCTCAGAGATGGAGTTACCTATGGTAGTTCTCTTAAGCTTGTTGGTGTACAGGTTGTTTCAGTAAAAGGAGAGGCTGGTGTAGATACTGGAGATTTAGATGCTGATGCCGTTGCTGAATTATTTGGTACAACATCAGGTTTTAAATCATCAGATCCTAATGTAACACCAACCACCAATGAAACAGAAGAAGAAGAAGACTTCTAAATATAAATCAGGATTAGAAGAACAAGTTGCAAAATTATTAACAGGACTTGGAGTAACCTATGAATATGAATCTTGTAAGATTCCTTATACCATCCAGCATAATTATCATCCTGATTTTATTCTCCCAAACCATGTACACTTGGAAACAAAAGGATATTGGTCCGCGCCAGACAGACGGAAGATTGCAGCTGTTAAGAGGGACAACCCAGAATTAGATTTAAGGATGGTCTTTCAAGCTCCTTTTAATAAAATAACAAAAGGAAGTAAGACAACGTATGCGAAATGGTGTGAAAAACACGATATACCTTGGACAAGTTTTCATAATATACCACTTGATTGGTTAATATAATGGAAGAAAATGAGTTCGTGAGGCACTTGCCTTGCGACAGTTGTGGCTCATCAGATGGAAATTCTCTCTACTCTGATGGCCATACTTTCTGCTTTGTTTGTCATAATAGATTAGCAGGAGAAGAAGAACAAATTGTTCACAATAACCAAATGACAAAAAATGTCTACCTTACTGGATCAGCCGAACGGTTGCATAAACGTAAATTATCTGAGAAAACAAATAAGTTTTATCAAATTTATAGGGACGGAGACGTATTAAGGTTTCCATACCATGATGAATCAGGTGTTTTAAAAGGTATAAAAACAAAAACAAAACAAAAGGATTTTAGATATGAAGGAGTTTCCCTTGACACTTTATTCGGTCAGCATCGCTTCCCTAGTAGCGGTAAACGCATTGTTATTACTGAAGGTGAATTAGACGCTGCGAGCTGTTATGAAGCTATGCCAGGTTGGCCAATGGTTTCGTTACCTCATGGAGCAGCATCGGCAAAGAAAGATTGTCAAAAACAAATACCACTATTTCAAGGGTATGATGAGATTGTATTATTCTTCGATGGTGACGAGCCAGGGCGTAAAGCCGCGGAAGAAACCGCGTCGATCTTACCGCCGGGTAAGGTTAAGATCGCTCGACTCGAGAACTATAATGACCCAAGCGAGGCGTTACAAGCTAACGATGCTGAAGCGATTCGAAAGGCTATATGGGACGCTAAATCGTATCGACCTGATGGTATTATTGAGGGAAAAACGCTTCAAGCATTAGTAACTACACCAATACCACCAGCAGACCATGACTATCCATTCAAAGGGTTACAAGATAAATTGCACGGGATTAGATATCAGGAGCTTACAACGATTACTTCAGGATCTGGCCAAGGAAAGTCCACATTCTGCCGTCAACTTGCAGTTAACCTACTCACCAAAGGAGTACGGGTCGGGTACTTGGCACTTGAAGAGTCAAATAGAAGAACAGCACTTGGATTGATGTCCACAGCTGTTGGAAAAGCACTTCATATTGGAGAACATGACCACAAAGAACTCGAAAAAGATTTTCATTCTACCCTTGCTAACTGGAATCTTTACCTTTTTGATGGCTTTGGTAGTTTTGACCCGGACGTTATTTACAATCGGATCGAATACCTTGCCAGTGGATTGGAGTGTCGCGTTATATTCCTAGATCACCTCAGTATATTATTGAGTGGTCTTGATGGTGATGAGCGACGTACTATAGATCAAACTATGACCAGGTTGCGTAGCTTAGTTGAACGTACTGGTATTTCTTTATTCCTAGTATCACATTTAAGGAGAAGTAACAATGATAGGACTTCGCACGAAGAAGGAGGTAGAGTGTCCCTTAGTCAGCTCCGCGGATCTGCGGGAATTGCTCAATTATCAGATCAAGTCATTGCCCTCGAAAGAAATCAGCAGTCCGATGATGAACGAGATATTGCGACTTTGCGAATCATTAAAAATCGTTATTCTGGCGAAACAGGCTTCGCAGGTAAGATAAAATTTAACCTTAACACTTCACGTTTTATTGATTATGAAACTGAGACCGAACAATTCAACCCAGCCACGGATTTTTGATGGAGGTTATCAACATCCATGGTATGAAAGGTCACAAGCGTATGAAGATAATTTAAATAGACCTAACCCACCTAGTAAAGAAGCAGTTGAAAAAGCAAAATTTGTTGACAAAACCTACCAATGGGTTAGGAACAATAGTGTTCGACCTGGAGGCAAACGGACTTCTAAATGATGCTACCCGTATCCACTGTATGGTTCTCCATTATCTCAAAGATAACCATACGGAAACGCACAATGATGAAAGCCCTGGTGAAGGAATGTCTAATCCTATTCACCGAGCAGTTCAACATTTGGCACTTGCTGACGTTATTGTGGGTCATAATATCATTGGGTATGATTTACCTTTGCTTAAAAAGTTCTATCCTTTTTTTGATCCCAGTGGTATTATTGTCGATACTCTCCTTTTATCTAGGCTCTATCATCCAAACTTATTTGAGATAGATAAGAATAGAAATTGGAAACACATGCCTTTACAATTATATGGTAGACACTCTCTTGAATCATACGGTTATAGACTTAATGAATATAAAGGTTCCTTCAGTAAGAATACTGATTGGAAAGAATGGTCTCAAGAGATGCAAGATTATTGTGAACAAGATGTTGTTGTTACCACCAAACTATGCAAACATTTCCTACCCTACCTGGATGGGTCCAAATGGAACATCAGGTAGCTCAACTACTCACCCAACAAGAAATCCATGGATGGTATTTTGATGAACGCGCTGCACGGGAACTTGAATCGACTCTCAGAAGGGAGTATGAGGAAACTTGTGCATTACTTCGAAACAAACACCCTTTCATTGCCGGACCA